GGTTGCAAGACCTAGAGCAAAAGCGGGGTGCTGAACTTTTTGAGCAAGTTCCGCAAATTGTGAGCGAAAACCAAAACGTGAACGTTGACGCATCGACGACCGAACCAGACGCTTCGTTAAATGCAGCAGCTAGAGCTATGGGACGGAAGGGAGGCCGCGCAAAAACCGAAGCGAAGCGGCAAGCGTGCGCCCGCAACGCCTCTCTCGCGCGTGGGTTGGTTGCGGAGATGGCGAAACAAATTCACGGGCGAAACTTGCGAGCTAACGACCGACGAATTTCGGCGATCAAAAAACATCTCGGAAAAGTTGGCCAACGTCCTGATCACCAGAGGCCGTCATTGGAAGTCGGACTGGCTACACGAGGGCGCGCTGCACAGGACGATTCAAGGCGACGTAGTCGATTGGCTGACGAAGCGCAATGTGCCCGGCGCGAGCAATTCGGTGCAGGTGAAGGACTCGGTATCGAAGGCGTGGGACAAGTCGCTTCTGATCCTTGCCTTCTACGCTCAGGGAAAGGGGATCAAGACTATCGCGAAAAGCCTGAGTCTGAACAATCTATCCGTGATGCTGGTGTTGCAGGACAGCGGGGTAAATACATCGGCGCGTCGGAACTATCACAAGGAAACGCTTCGCACGCGAACGGGCTCCAAGGAGAGATACCAGAAGGCGATGGAAAACCCGGCGCTGAGGATCAAGAAGCGCGTGATGAATCGCATCTGGTGCGCGATGCGTCGACAGAGTGTTAATGGGATGGGATCTTTCTCTCTTGTCGGATGCTCGCCGGGCTTCCTCCGCGACCACATCGCGAAGCAATTCGCGCCCGGGATGTCGTTCGACAACTACGGCAAGTGGCACGTCGACCACATCCGGCCTTGTGCGTCATTCGATCTGAACGATCCGCAGCAGCTTGCGGACTGCTTCAACTGGCGCAACCTTCAGCCGCTCTGGGCGTCCGACAATCTCCGCAAGGCGGACTCCTATGCCTAAGCCCGAGCCTCACCTGCACGCGTTGGCCGAGGCGCTGAAGATCGACATCCGCACGCTGCGGAATTGGCGCAAGCGGGAGGACTTTCCGGCGGACGCCTCGGCCGATGAGGTCCGCGCGTGGGCCGAGGGCCAAGGGCTGCACCGGATAGCGGACGGAAACCTTGGCCGTCTGAAGGCCGAGCTAATGCGCCGCGACATTGAGTTGCGCGACCTGAAGCTGGGGCGCGAACGCGGCAACGTGGTCGAGCGCGAAGTCGTGCAGGATATGCTCCAGCTCCTCAGCCAGAAGCTCGACTTACTCCTGCGGCTCAAGCTCGAGGTCGAGCTCGGCCCGCGCGTCGCCGGCAAGTCAGCGGCGGAGGCGAACGTCGAAGGCGCGCTCATTCTCGACGAGATCCGCGAGGTGGTGAACGCGAACCTTGCTCGGTTTGAGGCGGACGCGATCAAGGCGACGGTGGCCGCGGAGTAGGCGTGGAAAGCGGGCTGGGCTTTTCCACAAAATAGTTCTCGCTATCCCGACCCGGTTGGGTTTTGGTCTGTCTCGTAATAACAATAACCTAAATTAAATCACGATGACCTCCACCATCCTCACCGCCGACCGCTACATCGCCATTCGCTTCAACGACGGCTCCCTTTCGCTCAAGGGTATCGTCCGCATCCTGACCAAGGACGGCCTGATCCACCCGGCCCGCTGGAACGCCGCCAACAGCCGCCTTGAGTCCTGCTCGATCAACTTGGCGCCGGTCGCGCTGCCGATGTACAGCAAGAGCGGTAAGATCGAGGCGAAGCTCGCCGCCGCCGGAATCAACTTCGCGTGGCTCACGCTCGACGAGGCCAAGGAGCTCGCGAGCTAAGGGTCGAGGTCTCATCGAGCCCCCTGCGGGGGGCTCCATTGAGCCCTTATCTGATGACCGCACCAACCCCAGACCAAATTCTCGCCGTGCTGCGCCACCTCGGCCAGCGCGGCGGGCGCGCGCGTACCGCGGCGAAAGCGGAGGCGGCGCGGCTGAACGGCCGCAAGGGTGGCAGGCCGAAGAAGGCGAAACCGGATGCCTGACGCCGCCGACCTTCTCGCGGATCTGCGCCTGCCTCGGCCGGACCGCGCGCCGATCTACGACTGGGCGCGGCGGCACGTGCAGCTGCCGGAGAGCTACGCGACGCCGGGGCCGTTCAACGTGCGCTTGTCGCCGTGGCTGGTCCCGATCTTCGACGCCTTGCAAAACCCGCTCGTGCGGCGCGTGCACTTCCGCAAAGCCGTGCAGGTCGGCGGCACGCTCGTCGCGGATGTGTGGTTGCCGTGGATCATCGCGAACGATCCCGGCCCGATCAGCTGGACGATGCAGACCGACGAGATGGTCGAGAAGCACGCGAAGACGCGCTTGTGGCCGCTGCTCGAGCGGTGCCGCCCGGTGGCCGCGATGCTGCCCAAGCCGGGGCCGCATCGGACGACGACCGAGGCTTACTTCGGCGGATTCTTTCTGACGCTCAACGCCGCGAACCTTTCGACGCAGCAGTCGCAATCGATCCGCTACAAGATCAACGACGAGCTCTGGCTCCCGCGCTGGCAGGAGATCTACGGTCACGCGGTCGCGCGCGTGTCCAAGTTCGAGGAGGTCGGGCGCTCGAAGATTTACAACTCGTCGCAGGCTCCGGTGATGGACGCCGAGACGGGCAACGTCGAGGACACCAGCTTCCGCGGCGGCGATCAGTCCGAGTGGCTGGCGGAGTGCCCGGCCTGCAAGAAGCTGCACCCGATCACCTTTAGCCAAGTCAACGACGCGAAGGAACGCGGAGGCGTCGTCTGGGCGCGGGACGCGAAGCGCGACGACGACACGTGGGACATTGCGCGCGTCGTCGAGACCGTGCGCTTTCGCTGCATCTCCTGTGGCCACGAGTCGCCGGACAACGACGCGACCCGCGCGAACTGGGCGAAGTCGGGGCGTTACGTCGCCGAGAACCCGAAGGCGCCGCGCGAGTTTCGGTCGTTTCGCATCGAGGCGCTCGTGACGCGGCCGATGCGCTTGCTCGTCGAGGAGTGGGCGCAGGCGGAGAACACGTGGGTTCGCACGGGCGACGAGCAGTCGAAGATTGAGTTTAGGACGAAGCGCGAGGCGCGACCGTGGATCGTCGAGCGGAAGTCGGTCAACCTGCTGATCAAGGATAGCGGCTACAAGCTTGCCGACCACGCCGACGGCCAGCCGATCCCCGACGAGGCGATTCGCTTCCTCGCCATCGACCGGCAGCAGGATCACTTCTGGGCCGAGGTCGGCGCGTTCTCGACGGCGCAAGGTCCGCGATACCGGCAACTTTGGTTTGGCCGCATCGACACGCGGGACCAGCTGCGGCAACTCCAGCAGCGGCACAAGGTGGCGGACGCCTGCACGGCGCAGGACCGCGGCTACCGCCCGGCGGATGTTGACCGCGACTGCGCCGAGTTTGGCTGGCGCTCGATGCGCGGCTACGGTCGGCGCACGTGGACGATGCGGGACGAGGGCACGGGCCAGATGATCAACTTCCCATTCTCGGACCCGCAAGTGTCCGACTACCGCGGCGGCGACGTTTACTTTTACAACTGGTCCGGCGACTACTTCAAAGACCTTTTGGCCGCGGCGCTCGAGGGCAAAGGCGATCTAAAGTGGGAGATGCCGTCTGACGTTAACCCGCTTTACCTCGAGCATCTCAAAGGCGAGCACAAGGTTGAGGTCCGCACCGGCGTCTGGGAGTGGCGCGAGGTTCGCAGCAACGCGCCGAATCACGGCCTCGATACGTCGGCGATGCTCCTTTGTATGGCGACGATTGCGGGCGTGATCAGGTACGCGCCGTCAAAGCCGTAGCAGGGCGGGCCGTCAAAACGCATTTGACGGGGGCCGCTCTTTTATGGCGGCGGACAATCCTTTCCTCGACGTTGACGCGGCGACCCTTGGCGTGCTGAAGACCAAGGTGCTGGACGCGATCCAAGCGTGCCTGCTTAACACGAGTTACAGCCTCAACGGCAAGAGCGTCACGCGCGCCGACTTGAACACGCTCAACCGGATGCTCGGCGACATCGTGGACGCGATCGAGTACCAGCAGGGCAACACGACCGACACGACCTTTGTGAGCTTCACC